GCGCAACGCAAATCAGCGGGAAGCCTTCCCGCGTGAATTCATGGGGGGAAGCATGAATTTGGCATCATCCTTGTGGCTTGGTCTGAAAACAGTCAGCCGCGCCTTGGTGCAGCAGGTTGGTGGGGTGGAGGCCGGTGCCGCTTGTTGCCGTGGGTCTAAAACGACTTTGGCGGCATGCTATGACCCTCATACACCTGATCGTTTCCTGGCGATTGACATGGTGCTGGATTTAGAGCGCGCCGCGGCTGATCCGATTGTGACGCGCTACCTGGCGGCGCAGCAGGGCTTTGCGCTGGTGCAGCAGGCGGCGTTGGGTGGGGATTTCATCAGCCAGGTGGTGAAGCTTTCCCGTGAATATGGGGAGCTCAGCGCGGCATTCGCTCAGGCCCATGCGGATGGGAAGCTTTCGGCGGAAGATTTCCAGGGGCTGGCGCTGGAAGCGCTGCAGGTGGCGGGGCTGGCCATGTCCGTTGCTGCCATCGCCAAGGAAAGGGCGGCGGCATGAAGGCGCGGTTTTGGCGGGCGCTGTTTTGGCGTGTGGTGGAATGGCTTTTTGCCAAGGCGGGTAACGCACTGTTCGACGCTGCCGAATGGGCGTGTTCGCGTAAGCACAAGGCGCGGCGCGCATGAGTGGCGAAAAATGGCCCCAGCCGAAGGATGATCTGCTGCGCCAGTTTTGGCTGCGTGGTGATACCAGCACGCAAATTGCACAGAAGATGGGCCTCACGAAAAACGCCGTGGTGGGCAGGGCGCATCGGCTGCGCCTGCCTGCGCGCCCTTCGCCTATCAAGGTGGGGGCTCGGCAGAATAGCGCGCCGCGCCATGGGGGTGTTGTGGTGCGGCGCGCGGCGGCGGGTGTTGTCATTCCTCCGGCGCCCGCCGCCAGAACAAGCTTGGGCGCCACGGGTGCCCCAAGGCCGGGCGCGGCGGCTTTCTCCGCGCAGCATGACGTTTCCTCCCTGTCCAACTTCCCCGCGCTGGCGGCGCGCTTAACGAACCCGTCGCCAGCGCGGGGCTTTTTGGATGGGGCAGAGGCGAAGCGGGAAAAGGCGGCGGCGCAGCCCAGGCCGCAGGTGTTTCAGGCGCGGGGCTGTCAGTTTCCCCTGTGGCCGCATGGGGTGCGCGTGGCGCTTGAAGATATGCGCTTCTGTGAAGCCGCGCCGCGACGCAACAAGGAAGGCCGGCAGGATAGCGCGTATTGCGAAGCCCATCATGCGCGGTGCTTTGCCAAGGTGAAGGAGGCTGCGTGATGCGCGGTGTGGGGTTTTCGCTTGGCGTGGTGGCGGCGATCTGTGGCGCCGCTTTGGTGATCAATGCGCTGGCGCGCTGGGTGGTGTTTTCATGAGCGCGGTTTTGGCTGCGAAGTTGCTGACGCAACTGACGTTGGCGGAAGTGTGGCTGAAGATGCGGTCTTACGATGATTTGGCCCTTGCGCATGCGGAGATGGTTCAATTGCTGGATTTGCCCTTGCCCAGCTTTGAAATGGATTTTTTCAAGCTGCTGAATCAAGCGAAAATCTGGCGGCAGAAGCAAAGGCATGAAGAAGTCGCGCGCTGCCATGCGGATATGCGAGCCTTGCTGGAAAGTGTGGAAGCTTGAGCGCCGCTTTGCCCTTGCCGGATCCGCGCCCTGCGCATGGGTTGGATACCGGTATCTACGCGCCGCCACCCAAGCGGGGCACCAAGGCGGGTGATGCGCCGGCCTGGGTTCTGGCTGAAGAAGTCACGCGGTTTTCCGATGCTCATCTGGCGCGCGCCTTTGTCGCCATGGGCTTCACGCGCAAGATTTCGGAACATGCGCGCATTGCCACGCCGCTCATGGATTTCACGGCGCCGCTCAGCCGCTTGTCTTCCCTCAAATTGCAGTTGGCCACGCTGGAATGGCGCGTGATGCTGATGGCGCGGCCTGATGCCTCGGCCATTTATGTCTGCATTGTGTCCGGTAACTGGATCACGGAAACGGGCGGCGCGCGCGGTGAACGCTTTGCCAGCCTGATGGCCTTCATGAAGGACTTGGACATTTATCAGGCCTGCGCCGCGCTGCTGCGCGCCAATGGCTACAGGAGGGTGCCGCGTGTCGCAGAGCTCAGCCGCTGAGGTTGTTGACCCCTTCAATGCTGCGATGGCGGATGCTCAGCGGCAAAAAGAATCGGGCGCAAAGAAGGCCAGGAAGAAAGCGGCGGGCGATGGCGCGCCAGTGCGGATGCCGCCGCCTGCGGATGCGATGGATTTTGAAGGCTCGCCCATTGTGCCGATCGGCGTGGCGCCGGGGTTTTACTATTTGGTGGATGCCGGGGGGAATTTCCGCGCGGTGCCGGCGCGGGACATGATGCAGAAAAGCACGTTGCTGGATTTGTTCGGCGCGGATGATGTGTGGCTGGCGCAGCGCTTTGGCGTCAGCAATGATTTTGGCGTGCTGGTGGTGAAGGATTGGGATAAGGTCGGCAAGGCCATCATGCGCGCGTGCTTCCTGCTTGGACCTCATGATCCGGAGGGCAATCCGCCGCGCCGCACGGGTATCTGGGCGGATGATAAGGGCGCGCCGCTGCTGCATTTGGGCGGGCGCCTGGTGTTTGCCGATGGCCGGGCGGAAGCCGCAGGCATTGTGGTGAATGTGGAATTGGAAGGTGCCACGGAACGGCACGTTTATGTGCGCGAACCTTCCGTGCGCCGCCAGCCTGCGCCCCCATGCCCCCCGGCGGATATTGATGATCTGCGCCGCGATATTGCGGATTTATGGGTGTTCCGGGATGGCCCGGCGGCGGCCATGTTGGCGATGGGCTGGTGCGCGGTTGCGTCACTTGGGGCTGCCGTGCGCTGGCGTCCGAATTTGGTGGTGTTGGGTGGTACCGGCACGGGCAAGACAAGCCTGATCCGCGTGCTGCAAGGCTTGCTGCCGGTGCATGCTTATTCGAATGACACCACAAAGGCTGGGCTTGAAGCGCGGGTGACGGATCGGCCAGGGCCCATCATTGTGGATGAAGCGGCGCAGGGGGATCGCTCGGGCGCCGCAGCGCTGTTCGATATGATGCTGCCGGCGTCAGGTGGTGAAGGGTCGCGTGGGTTGCGGGGCAGTCCGGATGGGCGAGGCCGGTCCTTCAGTGTCTTGGGTGCGGTTTGCTATGCGGCCATTCATCCGCCGGTGCTGAAGCCGGAACATATGGGGCGCTTTACCGAAATCACGCTGATGCCAGCGGGGCGCGACAATAAGGATGCGATCGAGGCTATTCAGGCGCGGGCCCATGGTTTGGGTGCGGCTATGCTCGGGCGCGTCATCAAGGGTTTTGCAAGGTGGGATGGCAATCTGCGCGCCATGCGATCTGCGCTTGTGCTGGCTGGCGCTACGGCGCGCGAAGCGGACCAGGTGGGCGCGCTGCTGGCGGGTTGGTGGTTGCTGGCCAGTGATGCGGTTGCCACGGATTCTGAGGCATCGGCGCTGGTGCGTGAAGCGTCGGCCTTCATCGGCGGCGCGGCGGCGCAGCGGGAAGATAGCGCCGGGCGGCGGGCATGGGTGATGTTGGCTTCCACCAGCATCACGCGCGCCGCTGGGCAGGTGCGCGTGCCTGTGGGTGACCTGGTGCGGGAATGCTTCGATCATGACGCGGCTGGTGACCCGGAAGGGGAGCTTCGGCGCATTGGGCTGAAGCCTCAGCAATTGTCGCCCGATGATGCGGTGAAGCTGCTGCGAGATGTCTGGACGGATGATGATGCTAAGGCGCTGGGCGGGCTGCCGTTGAAGGTGGTGTGGTTTGCGCGCCAGCACCAGGAATTGCGGCGGCTCTATGCCGGGACAGAATTTGCGGGGGAGGCTTGGTGGCGCGCCATGGAACAGATGCCGCATGCCAAGCGAAGTATCGGGAATCTGCGCATGGGCAAGGCATATTCGGGGCGCGCATTCTGCGTGCCCGTGGCGGTATTGGACCCTGAAGAACCGGAGCATCCCCCCGCGCCCCCCTTCTGAAAGGGGCAAGGGTCACACCCTTCACACCCTGCTTCACACCTTCTTTCGTTGAAAATACTCAGGGTGTGAAGGTGTGAAGGGTGTGAAGCAGTTTTCCTCACGTGCGCGTGAGGCATCAAGCGGTAACTCTATAGGAGAAGTGTCTCATGGTCGCGCGTGTATATTCGCCTTCACACCCTTCACACCTTCACACCTTCAATGAAATAAAAGAAAAAAGGTGTGAAGGTGGGTGTGAACAGGGTGTGAAGCTGACGGATAGGGTGGGAAGCATTCAATCCGGCGGCGCCTGGGTCACTGGCGATGGCATGGCGCGGCGGGTGGTGGAAGTGGCCCATGCCCGTGCGATGGCCGAAGAAGCCCGGGCTCTGGCGGCTCAGTGCCGTCCAGACCCCGCGTTTAGGATTCCGGTGGGTTATGACCCTGAAGCGGCTGTGCGGGCTGCTGAGGGGCTGGCGCGGCGGGTGGTGCATCAGCGGGTGGTGCGGGCGGATAAGCTGGCTGGGCTGCGGGATGCGGGCAAGATCACGCCGATCGAGTTTCGCGCGGGTCAGGAAATCAGGCTGGTGGTGGAATACCTGGATGGCGGGCGCGTGCCGATGGTGCGCAGCCAGTTCGCTGAGCGCTTGGCCAGCGGATCGGACGGCACCGGCGAACTGATGGGGATCGAGGAAGCGGAACGTGAGCGCTTCGGCCCCTGGCGCGCCTGGGCGCGGCGCTTGCCGGCGCGGCGCTTGCCTCGGCGGTCAGATGAAACCATCGAAGACCTGACGCGCCTGGTGGTGGTGAAGGGGCGCGGCGTGCGGCAAGTGGCCGATGCGCTGCGGATTGACCAGCGCAACGCCTTGGCTCGGCTACGGCAAAGCCTGGGCTGGTATGTGGAAAGGGCTGGCTGGGCAGGCGGTGAAAATACCCGCTTGACATCCCACCACGTTTCGATGCTATGAATACCTATCGCTCAGAAGTGCGCCCGGCGCCTTCAAGCTTCCAGAAAATCCTTCTATCACTTTGGCACGCCGCTTGCGCATCGCGTTGGCACGGCGCTTGCGCTGTGGGTAACCGCGGGTCCTCCCGGGCGGATTTGTATGCGGGCGGCTTTGCGCGCCCGGGTTTTCTAGTCTGGAAATTGGAAAAAAGGGTTCATTTTGGTTCACAGAACCGCCCTGAAGTTCACCAGGCAAGAATGATTTTCTCCTGTTTTTCAGGAAAAATGCGACATGGCCGCTGAAGCAAAGCTGACGGTTGGCAGCAAGGCCCAATATGCCGAGCGTCGCGGATGTTCCAAGGCCTATGTTTCCAAGCTGATCCGCTTGGGGAAGCTGGCTGCGCCGGCGCTGATGGCTGATGGGCGCGTGAATTTCATTCTGGCGGATCAGATGATCGGCGCGCCTGGTGCAGCCGATGCAGAATCGCTTTTCGCCGCGGCGGATGGTGTGGGCCCGAACTATTCCGCCGAACGGGCCAAGCGCGAAGCGGCCGAAGCGGCGCTGGCAGAGCTCCGCCTGCAGGAAAAGCAGCGCGAAGTGGTCAAGACTGACGCCGTTTCGCAGGCCGCCACCAGTGTTTTCGGCCGGGCCATGGCGCGGTTTTCGGAAGCCTGGCCGGAATTGGCGGTGCCATTGGCGGCAATGACCGATCCAGCGGCCATCGCTGACCGGCTGGCGGATGAACAGAAGCGCATCATGGCCGCGCTGCACAAGGAATTCATGGAGGATGTTGCCCGCCGATCCGCCGCGTGATGTGGAAGCGCTGCTGCTTCAAGCGGTAGCTGCCGCCTGTCGCGTAGCCCCCCCGCGCAATGTTGCCGAATGGGCCGAGGCTGAGCGCATTGTCGCCGCCGAATCGGGAAGCCCATGGCCTGGCAAGTGGCGCACGGATCGCGTGCCTTATCTGCGTGAGATCATGGAGGTTATGACGCTGAGCCACCCGGCCAGGCGCGTTACCTTCCTGAAATCAGCGCAGATCGGCGGTTCTGAGTGTGCGCTGAACATGATCGGCCAAGTGATGGCGGAAACGCCCGCGCCGGTGCTGGTGATGCTGCCTAGCATTGACATGATGCGCGGCTATAACCGCCTGAAGCTGGACCCGATGATTACGGCCAGCCCGGCATTGTCGGCCCGCGTGGAAGAAGTAACCGCCCGATCTGGTGAAGAAAGTACCGCCACCTTCAAGCGTTTCCCAGGCGGTTATCTGCAATTGCTGACAGCCAATTCATCGGCCAATCTGCAGATGCGTTCCGCCCGCGTGTTGCTGTGCGAAGAAGTCTCAGACTACCCGCTCGATGCCGATGGCCGCGGTGATCCGGTCAAACAGCTTGAAGCCCGCGCCATTATCTATGCGGGCCGCGAGAAAATCTGCAAAGTCTCGACGCCGGCGGAAGAAGGTTCCTGCCGCGTGACGGCGGCTTATGAGCAAAGCAGTCAAGGCCAGTTTTTCGTGCCCTGCCCGCATTGTGATCATCGGCAAACGCTGGAATGGGAAAACCTGCGCTGGCCAAAGGGGCAGCCGCAGCGCGCATTGTACCATTGCAGCGAATGCGGCACGGGCATTGATCCATCCGCCCGCCCGGCCATGCTGGCGGCGGGTGAATGGGTGCATGACAAGCCGGAACTGATCACGGAACATGCGGGCTATCAGATCAATGCGCTCTATTCGCCGACGCTTACCTGGGGCGATCTGGCAGCGGAATTCGAAGAAGTTAAGGATGATCCCGAAGGCCTAAAAACCTTCACCCAGCAAAAGCTTGGCCGCGCCTGGCGCATCGCGGGTGAGGCACCGGAATGGCAGCGGCTTTATGACCGGCGCGAAACCTGGGCGCCTGGAACCTTGCCGGCGGGCTGCCTGAAGCTGACCGCCGGGGTGGATGTGCAGCGCAGCCCTGGCCGCGTGGAAGTTTTCGTGTGGGGCTGGGGGCGCAATCGGCAAAGCTGGCTGGTGGATCATCATGTGGTGATCGGCAGCCCCTTCGCCTGGCGCACTTGGGAACAAGTGGCGGCGGTGTTGGAGACCATCTACCCGCATGCCAGCGGCGGCGCCTTGCCCATCAGCCTTTCGGCGGTAGATTCCGGTGACGGCACCACCACGGCTGAGGTCTATGCCTTTGTGCGCAAAATGGGCCAGCGCAAGGTGATCGCAGTCAAGGGCCGTGATGCGCAGCCGCAAGCCATCGCACCAGGCGGCAAGGTGGATGTGAAGCGGTCCGGCAAGCGCGTAGGCCATTTGAAGCCTTGGCTGGTTGGATCAAGCTACCTGAAGGGCGAATTTTACGGCCAGCTTCGGCTTGAAAAGCCCACGGCGGAAAGCGGAGCGGCTTATCCGGCGGGCTATGTGTTTCTGCCGGAACATCTGGCGGGTGAGGAAATTTGCCGCCAGTTGGTTTCGGAAGAAATCCGGCGCCACAAGGTCCGCGCCGGAGTTTTTCGGCAGGAATGGGTGAAAACCCGTGAACGGAATGAAGCGCTGGATGGCCGCGTTTATGCCCGCGCCGCCGCCGCGCTGCTGGGCATTGACCGCTGGCAGGAAGCAGATTGGGAACGCGCCGCCCGCGAATTGAAGCAGTATCAGGCCAGCCGCCGCGCCTTGCAGCCCGCGCTGGATATCGAAGAACAGGGCGAAGACTTCATCGCCCCCGCGCCAGATCAGCCGGAAGACACGCCGGTTGAAGAAGCGCCGATCATGAAAATGCCGCCGCCCGTCAAGCCTGGGCGTAGCCGGTTCTGGAAACAATCCCGCGCAGGCTTTGCCGCGCGCTTCTGAGGATAACCGCATGGCCGTGATGGATGCTCCGCCGCTCCGCGCGACGGCGGGCGATACCTGGTCTTGGCGCTGGGCCAGCGCAGACTATCCGGCCAGCGCCGGATGGGCGAATGCCTGGCGCCTGGTGGGCACCGGTGTCGCGCTTTCCATCAACGCCACAGCGGAAGGGGATGGCTTTGTCGCAACCGCCCCAGCGGCAAATACGGCGGCGCTTTCGGTTGGCGCGCGCGGCCTGCCGGCAACCTTGATCGGCTGGGTAAGCAAGGCGGGTGAGCGCTTCCAGGTCTATTCTGGCGGGCTGTTCATTCTGCCCGATCCGTCCACCATCACAGGCGATCTGCGCGGCCATGCCACGCGCACCCTGGCCGCGATTGAAGCCATGCTGGAAGGCAGCGCCAGTAAGGATCAGCGCAGCATCAAAATTGGGGATCGGGAAATCGCCCGCATCCCAATCCCGGAATTGCTGACGCTGAAGGATTATTACGCGGGGGAAGCCCGGCGCGAGGCGGAAGCCGCCGCGCTGGCTTCTGGCCGCCCGCGCCGGCGCGTGGTGCTGACACGCATGGGAAGGGCCTGATATGGCGCTGCTGGATTTCCTCCGCCGCCGCAAGGCCGCCGCGCCCATCCTGCGCAGCCCCGGCGCGCAGGCCACCTGGTCGGCTATGGGCCCCAAGGTGCGGGCGCAAAGCGGCTGGATGGCCGCGCAGCCTTCCCGCCTGCTGGCGGATTTGCCCGGCGGCCATGGCTTCGCGCCCAATCGCGATATCCGCTGGCAATTGGACACGCTGCGCAACCGTTCGCGCTGGCTGGCGCAGAATGAAGGCTATACGGCAGGCTTCCTGAAAAGCCTGCGCCGCAATGTGGTGGGCCCCAAGGGCTTCACCTTGCAGATGCAGGTGATGAATGATCGCGGCAACGGCAAGGATGAAAACGCGAATCAGCGTATTGAATCGGCGTTCTATCAGTGGGGGCGGCGCGGGGTTTGTGACGTAACAGGCCGGCATTCCTGGCTGGATATGTGCGGCCTAGTGGTGCTGGGCGTGGCGCGGGATGGTGAAGCCCTGATCCGCCTGCACAAGGGCGGCAATCCATTTGGGTTCCAGCTTGAAATGCTGGACCCGTCGCAGCTTGAAACCGATGTAAATGGCCGCCCGGAAGGCACCGCCAGCGGCAATGTGGTGCGCGCCGGGGTGGAACTTACGCCTTTCAACCGCCCCGCCGCGTATTGGATGCGCGCCCATGTGCCGAATGATGATCCTGCCGCGCTGAATGCCCCGCTGCGCAAGCGCGTGCGCATCCCGGCTGAGGAAATGATCCATCTGTTCCTGCCGGAATGGCCGCAACAGATCAGGGGTGTGCCCTGGATCAGCAACGGTATTCGCGCGCTGGCGATGCTGGATGGTTATGGCGAAGCGGAACTGACCGCCGCGCGCGTGGCCGCCGCCAAGATGGGGTTCTATCGGATTGACGCTGACGCGGAACCCGATGGCGAATTGGCTGATGACGGCGCGCTGGTGCAGGAAGCTTCGGCCGGCACGTTTGAATTACTGCCCAAAGGGGTGGATTTTCAGCAATTCGACCCGCAGCACCCGACCACTGCTTTTAAGGAATTCGTTTCCGCCATGCTGCGCCCTGTCGCGGCTGGTGCGGGCGTTTCCTATAACGCTTTCGCCAATGACGCTGAGGGGATGAATTACAGCGCCCTGCGCGCCACGGAATTGGAAGATCGCGACGAATTCCGCACGCTGCAGCACTGGATGATTTCAGGCCTCTGTGAGCCCGTATTCACCGCCTGGCTGCGCGAAGCACTGATCACCGGCGCGCTGGGCCTGCCGGCAGGCAAAATGTGGAAGTTTGACGCGCCAAATTTCGTGCCGCGCGGCTGGCAATGGGTGGACCCGCTGAAAGAAGTGGCGGCGGTGGAAAAAGCTGTGGCGCTGGGCATCAGCAGCCGCACGGCCACGGTGGCAGCGCAGGGCGGTGATTTTGCTGAAACCATCGCTGAGCTGAAGGCCGAAAAAGCCCTGATGGGTGACCTGATACCGCCCGCCGCCGCGCCTGCCGCGCCGGTGGAACCCGACGCAGACGACGAGGATTGAACCATGGCCTTGCCGAAGAATTTTGACCGCCGCGGCTTCCGCACGGTGGCGCTGGAACGCGCCAGCCTGAATGAGGAAACGCGCAGCATTGAATTGGCCTTTTCATCTGAAGCGCCGGTGGAGCGGCCTTGGGGAATTGAAATCCTGGGCCACAGCGAAGATGAAATGGACCGCGAATGGATTGGTGGCGGCACCGCGCCGCTGCTTTTGGATCACAACCCCCGCGAACAAGTGGGGGTGGTGGAAGGCGTCACCCTTGGCGAAGACCGGAAGGCCCGGGCTGTGGTGCGCTTCGGAAGAAGCGCACGCGCCGAAGAAGTGATGCGCGATGTGGCGGATGGCATCCGCACCAATGTGTCGGTTGGTTATGAATTGCTCGATATTCGCGAAGAACCCGCGAAGAAGGGCGAACCCCTAACCTACCGCGCGGTGCGCTGGCGTCCGCTGGAAGTGAGCCTGGTTTCCATCCCCGCCGACATGACTGTTGGCGTGGGGCGGGAAGCGCCGGCCTCTGTTTTACCTCAACCCAAAACACAGGAGAGCACCGGCATGGAACCGGAAGTGAAAGAAGCGCCCGCCGCGCGGGCGATTGATGATGGCGCTGAAGCGCGCCGCCAGAAGGAAATCATGGATCTGGCCACCCTGGCCAATGTCCGTGACATGGGCGTTGATGCCGTGCTGAAAGGCGATACGGTGGAACTGTTCCGCGGCAAGGTGCTGCTGGCCCGCCAGGGTGAAGCCAAACCGCTTGGCGTGGCGCCGGCGCAGTTGGACATGTCGCCCAAGGAAATTGCCAAATACAGCCTTTTCCGCGCCATGAAGGCGGCGGCTGAAAATGACTGGTCGGAAGCCGGCCTGGAATTGGAAGCGCATCGGGAACTGGCCAAGCGCTTTAATGAAAAACGCGGCAAGCGCAGCTTTTTTGTGCCGCTGGATATCCAGAAGCGCGACCTTTCGGCGGTGACGGCTTCTGCTGGTGGCCGCTTGGTCGCAACCGAAAATATGTCCTTCATTGACATTCTGCGCGCGCGCAGCGTGGCAATGCGGATGGGCGCGACCAGCATGTCTGGCCTTGTCGGTAACGTTACGGTGCCCACGCAAACCGGCGCTGCCACGGCGGCCTGGTTGGCCAATGAAACCACGCCGGCTTCCGAATCTGACCAGACTTTCGGCCAAATGGCGCTGAGCCCGAAGAATGTTGCGGCCTATACGGAAATTTCCCGGCAATTGATGCTCCAAAGCTCGCCTTCCGCCGAAATGATCGTGATGAACGATCTGGCTGCGGTGGTTGCGTTGGCGGTGGATAGCGCGGCGATCAATGGCTCAGGCGCCAGCGGCCAGCCGCTTGGTGTTGTCGGCACCGCCGGTATTGGTTCCGTCACCGGCACCACGCTGGCCTATTCGGGCGTGCTGGAATTCCAGACCGATGTGCTGGCGGCCAATGCCTTGGTCAATCCGGCATCCGCCGGTTACGTCACCACGCCTGCGGTGGCGGCCTTGCTGGCTGGGCGTTCGCGCTTCACCAATACCGATACGCCGCTTTGGCAGGGTAACCTGTTGGATGGCAATGTCGCAGGCCTCCGCGCCATGACTTCCACACAGATCGCCGCCAGCCGCATGCTGTTCGGCGATTTCAGCCAGCTTGTCATCGGTGAATGGGGCGCGCTGGAACTGGATGTGAACCCCTATGCCAACTTTGCGGCTGGCATCACCGGGGTCCGCGCCTTCTACACGGTTGATATCGGCGTGCGTTATGCCGCCGCGTTCAGCTATTCCACGGCGATAACCTGATGCCCAGGGCTGATAAGGCCGCGGCGCTGGTGGCGGGGGCGGAAGCCCCCGCCGCCGAAGCGCCGGTACTGCCGGATGGCGCGCAAGTGCGCGTTCTTCGTCAGTTTTCCGCATGGGGTGAAATCCATGAAGTGGGCAAGATCATGATCGTACCGGAAGCTTTCGCGCGCATCCTGATCCATTCGCTGAAAGCTGAACGCGCGGCTGAAGCTGTGGAAGGCGAAAGCCAATGACAGCATTGCAAGACCCGAATGGGGCCTGCGATATGCTAATCCTGGATGCGATCAGCGCCCGGTTGACGGGCGCTGAGGCATTCACGGTGGCGCAGGATGTGCGGATCTATACCGGTATTGCCACAGCCATTCTGATGGCTATCGCAACCACGGCTGGTACCTTGGCCGTGAAGTTGCAGGATAGCGCTGACGGTTCAACTGGTTGGGCGGATGTTGTTGGCGCTGCCTTTACATCCGTTACCGCAGGCCCTTCTTCGCAGCGCCTGGCGTTCAATGTCTGCGCCTGCCGTGGGTTTGTGCGGCTTTCCATCACTGTCTCTGGCGCCAGCGCGGCCTATAATGTGGGCGTTGTGGCCCTGGCAAAGCGCACCTGATCATGACTGTATGGGATGACGCTTTCCGCACGATCCTGGCTGATGATGATCTGGCGGAAAGCGCCACCTATTACGCCGGCGGCGCCGGGCCCGGCCAGGCGCTGCGCGTAATCCGTTCCGCCCCCATCGCGCCAGCCTATGGCCCGGCGGGCGGCATGGGCAGCCTGCAGCCCGCCTGCGTGGTGGATATGTTGGTTTCCGATGTGCCCACGCAGCCTTCGCCCGGCGATCTGCTGTTGATGGGTGATGAGACCTTCCGCGTTGAATCAGCAGAACGCGATGATCTGCGCCTGACCTGGCGCTTGATGCTGGCGGAACAAGACTGATGCCCACCCCCATTCGTGAAGCCGTGCTGGCCGCCGTATTCACGCGGCTGAAGGCGCAGCTTTCCGGCGTGACGGTGCTGCGTGCGCATCGCGCGCCCCTGGACCCGCGCCAATGCCCTGCCCTGATCATCACCGGCACCAGCATGGATGCCGATGAAGATATGTCCTTCGGCGAAACCCAATGGCGCATTGGCTTTACCGTGGCAGGCTACATCACCGCCGCGACTGATCTGGCGGCGGAACAGGCGGCTTCCGCGCTTCACGCCCGCCTGATCGCCGCGCTGCAAAATTATGATCTGGGCCCCGCCACCATCCAGCCGAACATCACCGGCGCGGAATTTGAACTCTACAGCATCGAAGAATCCGCCGCCCCGGCGGGTGAATTCAACGCAAGTTTCGAAGCCTTGGCGATGACGCCAGCAGGCAGCCCCTACGCTCCATAAGCTTGAAAGGATAAAGCATGAGCACGAATCTGGTGCGGCTGCGCAATGCTGCCGTCGCGGTGAAAATTGAAGCCACGCCCGGCACGGATGCCATTGCCGGCACGCCCGCCAATGTGGATTGGATCGGCGCTGATTGCGTTGTCCAGTTTGACCAGACTGCGGTGCCGAACAGCGAAATGACCGGCAGCTTGGACCGCGCGCCCGCCATTGTGGGCGGCCTGCGCCCGCGGCTTCGCCTGACCATGCCGCTGCGTGGTTCCGGCACGGCTGGCACGGCGCCGGAATGGGGGCGCTTGATGCAATGCGCTACCATGCAGGAAACGCTGACGGCCGCCGCCGTGCCTGCCAGCCCGCTTGCGTTAAGCGCGGGTGGTGCTTCCGCCGTGACTCTGGGCGCCACCTTCGGCACCACGGCGCAACAATATCGCGGCATGCCGCTGGCCCTTGGCGCCATCACAGGCGACCAGCCGGCGCTCAGCGCCATTGCGGATTACACCACGGGCCGCGTGGCGTCGCTGATCCATACCGTGGCCACTGCGTTCACGGTGGCCCAAACCGCGCAGATCCCGATCAACCAGCGCTACAGCCCGACTTCTGATGAAGCGGTGTTCAAGACCTGCACCATCTACTTCTTCGCGGATGGCATGCGTTGGCGCTTCACGGGCTGCCTGGGCACTTGGAGCCTTGACCTTACCACGGGTGGCATTGGCCAGCTTGCTTTCGATTTGGTGGGCACCTTCCTGGATTACAGCGCGACCGCGCTGCCCACAGGCTGGAATACGGTTATCCGCCCAACCGCGCCGCGCTTTGTGGCCGGTGCCTGCCGCTTGAATGGCGCCATTGCCCGGGTGCGCGCGCTTTCAGTGCAGGCCGGTGTGGCCACGGTGCTGCCGGAAAACCCGGAAGCATCCGAAGGCTATGATCCCGCCGTGCCGGTGGAACGTGATGTGGCGGGCAGCTTGGACCCGTTGATGGATACCACGGTGTCCGTCAGCCGTTTCAATAACTTCCGCAACGGCACGAACATGAGCCTGGGGGCCATCCTGGGCAGCACGGCGGGCAATCGCTTCGCCATTGTGCTGCCTTCCATCCGCGCCACGGCGATGAACCCTGGGGACCGCGGTTCCTTGGGGGTGGATAGCATCGGCTTTCAGGCGGACGGCGCGGATAGCCCGGCCTTCCTGACCGCCTTCTAATCCGGTTCCGTCCGACAGCGGAACAAGGCCGCGCGCGCTGCGTTTTCTGCCGGCGCGGCGCGCGTTGCATCGGCGCAGGGGTGTCGGCCCCTGCGCCACCCCAAACCCCTCCGACAAGGGATGCCCCATGAAATCCGAAGAACCCGTTTTGTCCCGCCGATCCATCCGCAAGGTGGAAGGCCGCCGCGCGATTTATGATGTGGCGCCGCTCACCATTCGCGAACGCGCGGCCTATCGCGCGGATATGGCCGGCGAAGGCTGCCGCCTGCCGATGCGGTCTGAATTGCTGGAAGGCCTGGCCAGCGCCATGAAGGAATTGGCGCCGGATAACCTGGCCGATCTGCTGGCCGTGATTGCCCGCGCTGATGCGGCGCAATTTGATGGCGCAGAGCCCTTGGTCAAAGCCGATGAAGATGCGCTGCGCGTGATGGAATCCGCCGCCCGTCAGGTGCCGGCTTATGCCGCCATGCTGAAGGACCAGGTGCGTTGGTTTTCCATGATGCCGCTGGTCACCGCGCGGCATGCGCTGCGCGGCTGGAATTCTGATTTGCTGCCCGCCTTCCAGCGCGTGCGCGGCCTGGTGCCGGATGAATTGCTGGAAGAATGCGGCGAAGAAGACCTTTCCCTCATCGCCGCCGCCGCCATTGACCTGATGCAGGTATCCAGGGCCCAGGAAAAAAACTGAAAGGCGCCCTTGCCGCACTTCACGGCATTGGCGCTGGCGAAGGCCGATACGCTTCCGATGGGGGCGCGTTTCTGATCGGCGATGATGAAGTGCAGGAAAACCCGCGCATCACCACGCCGCGGGCGTTCATTGAATTTGTGCAACTTTGGTTCGCCTGCCGCGCCGGCATGGGTGGCTATGCCGCCTGGCCGGATGCAGGCGGCGTGGCAGACCAGGCTGCCTGGGTTTTCGATGCCTTCCGCACGCTTGGCGGGATTGAGGCTGAACTGGAAGCGGCGAAGAAGCGGCGAAGGGGTGGTGAATGAGAATCCTGGCCAAGGTGGACAAGCTGATTTCAGATGAAATCAAGCAGCGCCAGGAAATTTTGGCGGCAGGGTTGCGCGATGGCATTCACCGCACGGGTGAAGTGCTGCAGGCGGAACTGCGCAGCCAGGTGCGCCGCGCCAATCTTGGGGAAGGGCTGGAAAAGGCCTGGCGCTTGGACAAATTCCCCAAGCGCCGATCGAAGCTGAATCTGGACCCGGCGGCGGTAGTGTATTCCAAAAGCACCATCCTGCACCGCGCTTTTGATGAAAGCCGCACCATCCGTGCGGCGCGTGTTCAGTATCTGGTGATTGCCCTGCCGGCCGCCATCCATCTTGGCCTTGGCTATTCGCGCAAAAGCCGCAAGGGCGGCACGGTGCCGGCGGGTGCGCTGCGCAAGGTTTCCGAAATTGATGTGGCGGCCAAAATGCTGCGCGCGGTGGTGGTTTCCGCCAAGCATGGCAAGCGCGGGCCGCGTGTGGCCAAGGCCAAGCCCAAGGGCCGCAACGCCCCGCTGGAAGGCCGCCGCATCGTGATCATGAAAGCGAAGAAGGGCGAAGGCCTGACGGCGGTTTTTGTCGCGCCGGATCAGAAAAAGCCGTTGCCGCTTTTCGCGCTGCGTCGCCAGGTGGCGGGGCGGAAGCTTTTGGACATTGCAGGCCCGGCGGAAGCGGCAAAGCGGGCCGTAAAACGTGAAGTGAATGCAGCAATAGCAGGAAGGTTGGCATGAGCGGTTCAGCAGATCAGCGCCTTTCCATCCGGCTTTCCTTTGAAGGCGCGCAGGAAGCGCGCGCGCAACTGGAACAGCTTGGCCAGGCGGGTGATACCGCCATGCGTCGGCTGGAAACGGGCGGGCAGGCTGCCAGCCGGGGCGTGGCTTCGGTGGCAGAAGCGGGCAATGCGCTGCGTGCTGGCCTTGGGCAAATCAATGGTGATCTGGCTGCTGCGCAACGCCAGTTTGAAAGCCTTGCTAATTCAACCGTGCAGCTTGCTGGGGCGCTGCGTGGTGGTGCGGGTTTGGCTGGTACGATTGGTTTGGTGGTGGCTGCGGCTACTGCCGCTTATGCCATTTACGAAAACTGGGGGCGCATCACCGCCAGCTTCACAAGCGCGATGGATTCTTTGACTGGACGTTATAGGGAGAATTCTACTGCGCTGGATCGTGCTAATGAACTATTGAAGGAATACAATCTCCTTACTGAAACGGCGGCCCAAAAGACTGCGCGCTTGGCTGGTGAGGCCATTTTTGCGCGGCAAGCGCAGGTGGCGCTTTCGCAAGAAGAATTGCGTGGCGAGGTCACCAGAATCCAAGGTGAAATTGATCGCCGGATTGGTTTGACGGAAGGGCGCATTAGCGCCGCGCGGCGTGGCTTTGGTGGCGCGGCATTGTCGCCCGAAAGTGAAGAAATACTCCAGCGCGAAATCGCCAGAACCAGGGAAAGGGCAGAATCCAGCCCGGAAATTCAGCGCCTGCGCGCGGAAATGGCACGCCGGGAAGAAGTGATAGCGCGGTTGGAGCGTGAGCGTCAGCAAATCGCTGGCCAATATGTGGCATCGCAGGAAAATGTCGGTTCCGTTCTGAACCAGCCCGAAGCCACGCGCGAAGCCCGTTCAGCGCGGGCTGAGCTCACCGAAGCCGAACGCGAATATCAGCGACTGGTGCAATCCGGCATTTCGCTGGCCAGCAATGCCGCATCGGAACAGGAACGCTACGCTCAGCAAGTGATCGCCCTCGATGCCGCTTTGGGCGCTGCGCGCATCACCCAGGAACAATACAACCGCGCCGTGGCCGCGCTGGACCCCGCCGCGCGCGCCGCGCGTGAAGCGCAGGAACAGGCCGCCCGGCAAGCGGAACAATTCGCCCGCCGGTCCCGCGATGCCCTGGCGCAGATTGGCGAAACCGCCATGGACCGGATCGGCACCGGCCTGGTAAATGCCTTCACCCTTGGCGGCAAGGCGGCGCTGGACTTCCAAAGCCTGATGAAGGGCGTCATCGCCAGCATCGCGGCGGATCTGCTGAAACTGGCCGTGGTGACGCCCATCACCAATGCCGTCTTCGGCACCAGCCGCCCCACGCTGATGGGCGCGTTCCAGCCCGGCGGTGTGCAGGGCGCGGCGGCGGGTGGTGGCGGGCTTGGTATTGGTTCCATCACGTCCTTTGTGCCGGGCATCAGCAGCCTGGGCGGGCTTGGCGGCGGTTCCGGCATTATGGAAGCGCTTGGCCTTAGCGGCATTGGCGCTGGCGTCAGTGGCTTCCTGGCTACGCCAATCTTCGGCCAGGCCGCCTTGGCTTCTTCCACCAATAGCGCGCTGGCGGCCATGCCTGGCGGCATGCTCGGCCCGGCAACGCCTGCGTCCGTTGGCTTGCCTGGGGTCACCATTGGCCAGGCGCTTGGCGCTGGCGCGGCAGGTTTTGGCCTCGGTATGCTGGGCGGCAATATCTCAGGCGGCATTCGCGGCACGGCCAACCCCGCAGCGGGTAGCGCTATAGGCGCTGGCATCGGAACGATTGGCGGTTTTCTCATTGGCGGCCCCTTTGGCGCCATGGCAGGCGGCGCCATCGGTGGCACCATCGGCGGGCTTTTCGGCCCTACCACCAAGGGCAACGCAGCCCGCGCCGGCGGTGATGTGTTCCTGGGCGTGGATGATGCCGGGCTGCTGACCATCACCGGCGCGCGCGGCAAGCGTTGGGACCAAGGTGGCGCCACGGCGCAAGTGCAGGCGCAGCTTGATGCGATCAACGCGCAGGCCAACGCGCGCGGCCTGACCTTCGCTGGCCCCGGCCAGGGCGCGGTAGGCTTCGGCCAGGCTTCCGGTTCGCCCCGCGAATTATCCATGACGGCGCTGGTAAGCCAGCTTCGCAGTGAAAACGCCAACCAGATGGCCGCCTTCGGCACTTTGGCGGGGCGTG